CCAACGTGTACGCGCTGGCGTAAGCGGTACACCTCTTCTACTTCCTGCCGCTGGGCAAACTTCAGCCCGTGGTACGGGACTGGAAATAAGCGCTGGCGAGGGTGTACGGGTGCGTAGAGGTAGGCGTTCAACCTCCACAAGTTCTACAGGCGAAGTTTCTGCCCTTGGTCAGCAGGCCGGATTGGGTGGGGTTGAACGTTTCTTCGGCGCAGCGTCACTAGGTAGTGCTACTGGGGTACCCATTGGTCCGGTGATGACCTCGGATCAAGAAAAGAAGAATAGAACGCGAGTCATAACTGAAGCCGCGCAAGCATACGACACCTTAGGTAAGTCAGTGGAGCGTTCTCGGCGCCCCTTGCGCGATATTTACGTCGATATTGATAAGACTACAAAAGCAAGTAACGGCAGCGTAAATAGTCTGGAAGCGCAGATAGGCGTGTGGACCGAACTACGCAATGCCGTCGGCCGTACCGCGCCAGCATTCGACACAGCATCCAAAAAGCTGGAGCAGCTCACGGCACAACGGGAGCGCATTACTGGGGGTCGCCGCCTAAGCGGGATGCAGCTCGCCCAGGGCGTCGGCGCGGCGCTTAGCGGTGGCATCTTTGGCGGCCCCGAGGGCCTGATCGGCGGTCTCGGCGGTTTGGCCGTGGGCGGCGTGGGCGGCGCTTTCGCTGGCGCGGCTTTTGGCGCGCAGGTTGGTATGGTACGCCAACAGATAGGCGTGTTTACCGAGCAGGCGGCAGCGATAAGCAAATTGCGCATAGGACTTGCAAGCGTATCTACAGACCTAAGGGAGTTTGAGGCGTCTACAAGGGCGGTCGAAGGCGCTAGCCAGTCACTACTTATACCGCTTGCGGATACTTACAGGTACTACACACAGCTGCGGGCTTCTACTGTAGAGCTTAACTATAGTGCTAATGATACGCGACAAATCCTAGAAGGTACCGCCTCTGCCGTACTTAAAACAGGGGGAAGTCTTGCTGATGTAGATGGTGCTATGCGTGCCGTCGTACAGATTCTCAGCAAGGGAAAAGCGGCAGCTGAGGAGGTCAGGGGCCAGCTTGGTGAGCGTTTTCCCGGTGCTGTCATCAAGTTCGCGCAGGCGAACAGGATGTCCGTGCAAGAACTTGATCAAGCGTTCCAAGCCGGCAGTGTAACTATTGAGCAATTCATCACGTTTGCTCGTAAGAATTATAAAGACGGTGGTAAATATGTGGAAACCCTTGCTGACAGCACCGAGTACGCAGGTAGGCGTATGGAAAAGGCGCTTGAGAATCTGCGCTTAGCTGTTGGCAGAAGCCTTAAGGAAAGCGGCGCAGGCTTCCAAAACTTTGCAGCCGAAGCCGCTGAATCTCTGCTCTGGCTGGGCCAGCAGCTGTATGCCTTCGGGGATGCCGCCGAACGCGCCCTCGGAGGAACTCCAGGCCCCACTGGAAATGCCAAGGAGATTGCGGAGCGCATCATCGGCGGTGGTACGACCGTAGCAGCTGTCGAAGAGGCTATTCGTACATACGAAGGAAAAGTACAAGAAGCTAAGGACCGTCTTAACGCGGTAAAGACACGCAATATATTCCAATTTATCTTTGACGAGACTTTTGGACAAGGTACACCTACGCAACAACAGACAGGTAAGACTGTATCTTCTTTTGAGTCGCGGATACAGAGCTTACGCGAAGCTCTAAAGCTTGCCGATGATTACACACGTCGCGGTAAACGGGGTGCGGGTAGCGGTAGTGAAGATCCGGCTGCGGCAGATCGCGCAAAGTCGCTTTTAAGTGCTATTGAGCAACGCGAAGAAGCGCTTGCACAAGCACGTATCCAACGTGAGGAACAACTCGCCGACATACGCAAGCAGGCTGTTGAACAAGTCCGCCAGCTGGAGCGCCAATTCGCCGATGAACGCCTTACGGCTGAACGCGCTATAGCCAGAAACCGCAGAGAACTGAGTGATCTGCAGGCAGCTGCGCAGCTTTCATTCCGCGCAGAAACTGAGCAAAACCCTTATCTTGTTGATGCAGAGCGTGGTATTAGCGAAATTTTACGCAAGAGTAGAGAAGATCGTATTCGCATCGACGAAGAGTACAACGACAAACAGACCCAACGTGCTCGCCTGTTGGCTGATTTCCAAAAGAAAGTAGCCGATGACATAAATAAAGCTAATGAAGCATACGCTAAACAGATCGGTAATATACAGCGTGAGTACGCCAAAAACGTAGCCAGAATTGTCGAAGAAGGGACCAAAGCAGCCAGCAAGCGTCTAGAGACTGCTGGAAAACTTGCAGGTCTCTATATGCAGCGGGCTGTCTTAAACGCTACGCTTGCTGCAGGTACTGGGCTTGTCGCTGTTGAACCCGGTACACAAACAGAAACAACCTGGACGGCAGAGGAGCTACTGACTAGCTCAAGAACAGCTATCGCTAACTACAAATTAAGTCTGTCTAATATAGCAGGAATAGATACGCAGATACAGGCACTGCAGGGTCGCCTGCAGCAGCTCAAACCCCTTGTGCCTTCGGCGCCTACAACGTCGCCTATGCGTTCGCTTCCAATGTCGAAACAGTTTGATATACCGGGTACAGCGGCCTTAAATCGCTCCACGGCTGAGCAGCGCGGTACAGAAGAACGGCTAGTAACGGAACAAGAAGCGGCTGCTATTAGAGATCGTTTTACGTCTATCACAGAAGAAAGCAATAAGCAGGTACAAAATCTACAAGAACAGAATGTCCTACTTAACCTACAGGCAAAATATCTAAATACAGGCGTAAACACCGAGCTTGCTCGGCAGTTCGCACAGGAAGAACTGAACTACACCAAGCGTAGAGCACGTTTAGACGCTGAGCGCCAAGAAGCCATACGGCAGGGATTAGATGTAAAGGCCATTAACGCACTTTATGAAGGGCGCTTAAGTGTACTAAACGATCAATACAGTGTACTTATGCGCCAAACGGAAGAATTAGATAAGCAACAGCGCTTGCTACGCTTGCGCCAGGACGATCGCATCGGCCTCGGCATACGCGAAGGCGCTCAGAAATACGTCGAGTCGATCGGCACCATGCGCGAGGCCACGGCCCAGCTCGCCCAGACCGGCATCAAGGGCGTCGAGGACGCCATCTTCAGCCTCGTCACCACCGGCACCGCCAACTTCCGCGAGTTCGCCGCCTCGATCCTTAAGGACACCGCTCGCATGATCATTCAGCAGCTAATTCTGCGCAGCGTTATGCAGATCATCGGCGCCGTTGCTCCTGGTGGTGGTAGCTTCGGTAAGGGGTACTTCGATCCAATTACGGGCAAAGGGGCCGCTGGACCGAACTTCGGTTTTGCCATGGGCGGCGCTTTTGCGAAGAACGGCATCGTCCCCTTCGCCATGGGCGGCATCGTCAACAAGCCCACCCTGTTCAAGTTTGCCAACGGCGGCGCCGGCCGCCTCGGGCTTATGGGCGAGGCTGGCCCGGAAGCGATCATGCCGCTCCGCCGCCTCCCCAATGGGCGCCTCGGCGTCGAGCAGGCAGGCGGAGGCACCCCTGTTACCGTGAACGTCAGCGTTGACGCAAGTGGCACCGCAGTTCAAGGTGACGCTGGCCAAGGCGAGCAACTCGGTCGAGTAGTTGCCCAGGCAGTTCAGGCAGAATTGATTAAACAGCGCCGACCTGGCGGCCTCCTGAATAGGTAAGGTGTAATCATGGCAACATTTACCTACATCAGTTCATACGAGCCCACAGAGGTAAGTAAGCCTCGTGTACGCAAATTTGCATCAGGAGATGGCTACGAACAACGCATACGATTCGGTCTTAACACCAACCCCAAGGAGTGGCAGTTGGTATTTTCTAACCGCACAGACGCCGAGCGCGATCTGATCCTCGCCTTCCTAGACGCACGAGGCGGCGTAGAGAGCTTCGACTGGACTCCTCCCCGGGGAACGGCCGGTAAATACGTTTGCGACGACTGGCAGCTGACCCTTAGTAACTGCAATAATAACCAGATTAGAGCCACGTTCCGTCAGGTCTACGAACCTTAAAATTTATGGCCGTCCCTATCTCCGATCTACAGGCAATTTCCCCAAGCGCCGTAATCGAGCTGTTTACCCTAGAGCTAAACGCACTGCAGCATGGCGTAACAACCACATACCGCTTCCACGCGGGCACAAGCCTCAACAGCAACGGCGAGCTGGTGTGGGCAGGTAATTCCTACACACGTTTTCCCGTCGAGGCTGATGGCTTTGCCTACGAAGGTAAGGGCGTCCTACCTAGGCCCCGGATCCGCTGCAGCAACATCCTTGGCACCATCACGTCGATCCTGCTGAGTCTTCCTGCAGGACTAGAGGGCGCCAAGGTAACGCGCATCCGCACCCTAGCCCGGTACATCGACGCTGTGAACTTCCCCGGCGGGGTCAATCCCTACGGCACCCCGGACCCCACGGCTGAATTTCCACGCGAGGTCTACTACGTCGATCGCAAAGCAGCCGAAACCCGCGATGTAGTGGAGTTTGAGCTGGCAGCCGCCTTTGACCTCATCGGTGTTCGAGCCCCCAAGCGCCAGTGCATCAGCAACATATGCCAGTGGGTATATCGTTCCGCCGAATGTGGCTACACAGGAACCAACTATTTCAACGAAAGTGATCAGTCCGTGGCCAGCGCTGCACAGGACGTTTGCGGTAAGCGGTTAAATAGCTGTAAAGTACGGTTTGGAACAAACGCTGAATTACCCTTCGGATCTTTCCCTGGAGTAGGTACCTATTTTGCCTAAGTCCGTATGAACACCTCACCTACTGATCCCACACCACTTACTTGGCGTGATGCTGCACTCATGCACGCAAAGGCAGAGGATCCGCGTGAGGCGTGCGGCTTAGTGGTGGTCGTCAAAGGCCGCGAACGCTACTGGCCGTGCCAGAACCTCTGCACCGGTGCAGACCAGTTCATCCTCAATCCGGATGACTACGCAGCCGCCGAAGATGCCGGCGAAATCATCGCGGTGGTCCATAGCCATCCGGTCACCCCGCCACAACCCAGCGGCCCTGATCTGGTGGCCTGCGAAAACAGCGGCCTACCGTGGCATATTGTCAACCCCAAAACCGAGGTGTGGGGCGGCTGCGAACCATCCGGCTACAAGGCACCCCTAGTCGGCCGCGAATGGGCATGGGGCATCACCGACTGCTGGACGCTGGCCCGTGACTGGTACGTCGAGCATGGCCTAGATCTCCCAGATTGGAACCGTCCGCTTACCCCTGAAGCATTCGAGGCAGATCCTCTGTTCGATCGCTACTGGAAGGACGCGGGCTTCCGAGAACTGAACGAAGAGGAGGAACCGTTGGAGCCCGGCGACGCGGTGCTGATGAGCATCAGCGGCCCCGGCCTCAATCACGTCGGCGTTTACATCGGCGACCAGCTGGTGCTGCATCACATTCGTGGCCGGCTCAGCAGCAGAGATCTCCTAGGAGGCTGGCTCCTCAAGTGCGTCGGCCGCCGTCTCCGCCATTACAATGCAGAGAGGCTAGAGCTGACGTGATGTTGCGCACAATCCGCATCTACGGGCGCTTGGCCAAGTTCCTGAAGCGCCGCAAGTTCGAAGCCGAAGTCTCCAACGCAGCCGAGGCTGTTCGCTTCCTTGTAACCAATTTCCCCCAGCTGGAACGCCACATGGCGGAACAGCACTACCGCGTAAGCGTCGGCACCTACGACCTATCGCTTGACGAGATCCACGATCCAGCCGGCAGCCAAGAGATCAAGATCGTGCCAGTGGTGGCCGGCGCTGGCGCTGCGGGGCGGATTATTGCTGGTGTCGGACTACTTGCGCTGTCTTTCATACCTGGCTTTGCGGCATGGGCCGGTCCTACCGCTTACGCCTTGATTACTGGCCTCGGCGCCAGCTTGGTGCTCGGCGGCGTATCCCAGCTGCTTACCCCTGTACCAGTCATACCGACAACGCAAACCACGGTAGATACAGCCAAAGATCCCCGCAAGTCCTACAGTTTTAGTGGAATCCAAAATACGTCTAGGCAAGGTGTACCGGTGCCTATTGTCTATGGCGAAACCTTGGTGGGCTCTGTAGTGATCTCTGCAGGCATCGACACGGTACAGGTGACGGTATGACACGGATCGTCGGTGCAGGTGGTGCAGGTGGCTGTTTTCTTGGCCACACGCTGGTTCGCACACCAGACGGCCACCGCCGCATCGACGAACTGCACCCAGGCGATGTGGTACTCAGCTTTGATGATCGTGGCAAGCTCCATGCTGCCAAAATCCTCAAGGTCCACGTTCATGAAGGCGAGGAGGTAGTCCGCTACAGGCTTTGGGGCGGCGCCGTACTGGACGCAACCCCCAACCATTGGGTCCTCAACCAATACAACGCTTTCGTAGAGATCGGCACGCTGGGCGGCGATGATTGCCTGGTAGATGAAAACGGCCATCTGCGGCCGATCGTAGAGCGGACAGCCCTCGGCTGCGATACCGTTTACAACCTCACCGTCGAGGGTCACCACACGTTCATCGCGGGGGGCCTCCGCGTCCATAACGCCGGCCTCGGCACCGGGCTCATCGCCGGCGCGGGCGGACCAGAACCGACAAAAGGCAGTGGCGGCGGCCAGACCTACACCCCCACCGAAGCTGCCGACACCCTTGACTCCACCCAATACGCCAGCCTAATTGACTTGATTAGTGAAGGCGAAATCGAAGGATTAAAGGATAACTATAAGTCAATCTTCCTAAACAATACTCCCCTGCAAAATGCTGACGGCTCTTACAACTTCTCCAACGTAACTGTATGGGCACGTAACGGCACGCAGGACCAGAGCTACATCCCCTCAACTGACGCAGTTGAGAACGAAGTAGCTGTAGGCGTCACGGTGTTACAAGCTACCCCAGTTGTACGCACCATCACAGATACAACTGTCGATGCAGCACGAGTAACCATTAACATACCTGCCTTGCAACGCATTACCGATCAAGGAGACATTGTAGGCAGCGTATTTAGGTTACAAATTGCTACACAGTATTCCGGCGGTGGTTACACCACAGTTATTGACGAGATCGTACGAGGGCGCACCGCCGATCTTTATCAGCGCACGTACCTAGTACCCCTTACAGGATCTAAGCCTGTAAACATTAAAGTTACGCGAGTTACAGGCGACAGCTCAGAGCAGGATGCCCCTGGAGGCGCTTCTGCCAAAATCACAAACGCCTTCAGCTGGGCCAGTTACACAGAACTCACCTACGCCAAACTCCGGTACCCAAACAGCGCCCTCGTAGCTCTTCGCGTTGATGCTGAGCAGTTTAACTCCATACCCACACGCTCTTACCTCATCCGTGGCATCAAAATCCGCATCCCATCAAACGCGACCGTCGATTCCGTTACCGGTCGCCTTATCTACGCCGGTGTGTGGAACGGCAGCTTTGGAGCTGCGCAGTGGTGTAGCGACCCCGCCTGGATCCTCTACGACTTACTTACCTCAACTCGTTACGGCTTCGGCAATCACATCAACGCCGCTCAGCTCGATAAGTGGGCATTCTACTCCGCAAGTCAATACTGCGCGGAGCTAGTACCCAATGGCTTCGGCGGTCAAGAACCTCGCTTCTCTTGCAACGTAAACATCCAAACTCAAGAAGAAGCCTACAAACTCATCAATGACATGTGCTCGGTATTTCGGGCAATGCCATACTGGAGCGCAGGCGCACTAACCGTAAGTCAGGATAAGCCTGGTGATACCGCTTACCTATTTACGCTTGCCAACGTCGCAGAAGAGGGATTCACGTATTCAAGCAGCAGCTTAAAAACCCGTCCAAACGTAGCAATCGTAAGTTATCTGGACTTAGAGCTGCGGGATACAGCCTATGAGGTAGTAGAGGATCAGGCGTCTATTGCCAAGTACGGAGCAATCACTACGGAAATTAGTGCATTTGCCTGTACGAGTAGAGCGCAGGCAGGGCGTATCGGCGAGTGGCTGCTCTACTCAGAGCAGTACGAGGGCGAAGTAGTCGCCTTTACCGCCAGCATTGATGCCGGTGTAATGGTGCGCCCTGGCCAGATCATCGAGGTCAGCGACCCCGTACGAGCTGGCGCCCGTCGCGGGGGTCGCATCGCAGCCGCAACTACCACCACCGTCACAGTTGACGACGCAGCAGGGCTTAGCGCAACCGGTGCCACTCTATCTGTCATTCTTCCAGACGGAACAGTTGCAACACGAAACGTATCTACAATCGTTAGCAAGGTAATCACACTCACATCCGCGCTGCCTACTGCTCCCAACGCAAACAGCATCTGGATCTTAGAAAACGCTAGCATCCAGACCTCCACATGGCGTGTCCTAAGCGTCACCGAGCAAGACCAAGCACAGTATCAAATAAGCGCACTGGCCTATAACTCAAGCAAATACGCCTACGTCGAGCGAGGACGCCCCTTAACACAGCGCGATGTATCCGATCTAAACGAGATACCAGATGCCCCCACCACCTTAAATCTCAGCGAAACCCTCTACACATACCAAAGCCAAGTCCGCGCCAAGGTAATTGCCTCATGGCCTAGTGTCCTAGGTATCGCCCAGTACCGCGTTAAGTGGCGTAAGGACAATGCCAATTGGAGCATTGCTGACGTCCTGACCAATGACTACGAAATCCTAGACATCACTCCCGGCCTATTCGAGGTACAGGTGTTCTCAATGAACGCCGCAATGAAGCTGTCCACTACCGCAGCAACAGATAGCATCAATGCGCTAGGCAAGACCGCTCCTCCGGCCAACGTCACCGGCTTTACATCAGTCTTAGATGGGAACATCGGTGTTACACTGACTTGGAACTCAATTGCAGACCTCGACCTAAGCGAATACGAAATTCGTCAAGGCAGTACGTGGGCCTCCTCCACATTCGTTACTAGGGTCGCTGCAACTAGCTATAAACTTGGCCAACTGGCCCCCGGTACCCTCACCTATTTAATTCGCGCGATTGACACCTCTGGCATCTACAGCGCCACAGCAGCGAGCACCACCGTCACGATCAGTCCGCCTACTGCGCCGACTGTCACCGCCACAGTGGCTGGCGACTTGGTGACACTGAGCTGGCCGGCATCAACCGGCAGCTACTCCATTGCCGCTTACGTGGTCCGGTCCAGCGCCGGTGCCATTGGCGAAATCAAGACCACCACCACCTCGCTACCGATCATCTGGAACGGCGTGCGGACTTTCTACGTGAAAGCGGTGGACTTGGCCGGCAACGAGAGCGCCGAAGGTTCAGCAACAGTCACAATCACCCAAGCCGCCGCGCCAACTGTCTCCGTTTCTTACACAGGCCAAAACGCCGTACTGACTTGGAGCGAAGTAAACGGTACGACAAAAACGCGCTTTTACCGAATTGCACGCAACGACGCAACTGTTGCAATTTTGCAATCTACAAGCTACACCACGCGTATCGACTGGACAGGTTCGCAGACATTTACCGTCCAAGCTGTTGACGCAAACAATAATCTTGGCGCTGCTGCAACTGTTGCTATCGCCCCCACGGCACCACCAGCTCCTAATGTGCAAAATACTTTCAGGGGCGAGCAGGTTCTGTTGAGCTGGGATCCCGTGCAGGGCAGCCTCGAAACGGCCTATTACAAAGTGCTCAGGGGCAACACCTTTGCATCAGCTACCTTATTGGCTGAAATCAAGTCCACTACCTACAGCTTGAAGGTTGACTGGACAGGCACGCAGCGATTCTGGGTAGCGGCAGTTGACGTTATCGGCAAACAAGGCCCCGAGCAATTCCAAGACGTAGTGGTCACATCACCATCGGCGCCTGTGATCAGCCAGCAAGTGATTGACAACAACGTGTTGCTGCGCTGGACCGATTCAACACAAACGCTGCCCATCGTCTACTACGAACTACGCCGCGGCACTACCTACGCAGGCGGCACCTCGGTCGGCACCAAACAGGGGCTGTTCACCACGGTATTCGAGACCGTCTCTGGCGCCTACACCTACTGGCTGGCGGGCATCGACAGTGCAGGCAACGAAGGCACCCCGGCCAGTGTCTCCGCCCTCGTCAACCAGCCTCCGGATTACATCCTGCGCTCGGACATCAACAGCACCTTTAGCGGCACCTCCACCAACCTGACGCCCAATGGCACGGGCCTGCTGGCAACGGTAGATACGACAGAAACTTGGCAGTCGCACTTCACCTCCCGCGGCTGGAGCACACTGCAGGACCAAGTGAGCGCTGGCTTCACCATCTACGCCATGCCGTCTACCACCACCGGCAGCTACGTCGAGGAGTTCGACTACAGCACCGTGCTGGCTGGCACCAAGATCACCTCAACGCTCACACGGCAGGCTGTGGCGGGCTCTGTGACGGTAACCCCAACGATCAGCGTAAAAACCGCATCTGGCGACCCTTGGACCGACTACGCAAACCAAGAGTCCATCTATGCCACCAACTTCCGCTACGTGAAGGTCCGTTACGACTTCACCAGTGCTGGCGGCGATGACCTGCTGCAGCTCAGTGGACTGAACGTCCGCCTCGACATCAAGATCAAGAACGACATGGGCAATGGCACGGCAAACTCTGCGGATACTGGTGGAACGACGGTCAACTTCAATGTGCCGTTTGTGGATATTGAAAGCATTGGTGTCACACCAAGCGGAACGACGCCCAGAATCGCGATCTATGATTTTGTGGACGTCGCCAATCCCACCAGCTTCAAGGTGCTGCTGTTCGATACCTCGGGCAACCGGGTGAGCGGCCCCTTCAGCTGGCAAGCCCGAGGAAGCTAAGCCATGGCCAACTGGTCCAACCCACTGCTGACCAGCACCTACACCAACTTCCTCACGGAGGTCAAGGACCGCGACACGGACCTGGCGCTGCAGTTTGACGGCACAACCAGTAGCAACATCCCCACAAACGCCATCCGCTGGAACAGCTCGGTCAACCGCTGGCAGAAGTGGAACGGCAGCAGCTGGGCAGAGCTAACCAGCACCTATGCGCTGACCGGTCTCAGCACCACAGGCAACGCCACCATTGGCGGCACATTGGGCTCTGGGGCAATCACCAGCACGGGCAGCGTCAGTGGCACCGCATTGATACCCACGGGCAACACCGTGCCAGCCACAGGCGTTTACCTGCCATCTACCAATGTGTTTGGCGTTGCGACGAGCAGCACAGCGCGAATCATCGTTGACGCAAGCGGTAATGTCGGCATCGGCACGCTGAGCCCGGTAGTGGGCTTGCACATTGCACAGGCTGCGGCTTCTGCCACAACAGGTAATTTCCTTGTTGCCCCACCGGCTGCAGGCCAAGCACGGATGCGCCTGTATAACCAAGGCGGCCAGGCTGAGTGGATTTTTGGTCAAAAGACCGGCACAGACCACAGCTTCAAGCTGAGCAAAAGCGTCGCGGGTTCAGAGTCTGATTATCTGACAGTTGACACCACCGGCCGCGTGGGAATTGGCACGCTGTCACCGGCCAGCCTGCTGCATGTGCTGGAGAACGGCAATGCGCAGATCAACATCAGTGCGACAGATGCCGGGAGCAACAGCGCCGGCATTTCGCTTGAAAACCAAGGACAACGGAATTGGCAGATCTGGGCCGATCGCGCAACAGATCAGTTCAGGATTGGCAACAACAGTCGAGGGTCAACAAACCTTGCCATCGACAGCTCCGGCAGCGTGGGGATTGGGACGAGCAGCCCCAACACTCGCCTTCACCTGAACAGTGGCGAGCTGACCATTTCTACAGGAGCAAACACAACTGATGCAGGCGGAATAGTCAATTTTGGCATTGCGGCATTGCCGTCATCTTCGCCTATGGCAACCGTTCAAGGGTTGTTAGTAAATGCAACAGGAACAGAATTACAAGGCGGCCTAGGTTTCTTCACGCGCCCTAATGGTACGGCGGGGCAGTCGCTTCAGCGCCGGATGACAATAAGTGAAGCAGGCAGCGTGGGGATTGGAAACTCGAGCCCAGGTTACAGGTTAGATGTTACTAGCGCAGACACAACTGCAGGCATTGGCTATGCAGCACGATTCCGCGCAAATGCAACTGCAGGGGCTGCGGCAATCCAATTCACCGACACCGGTGTATCAACGCAGTATGGGTTTATTGCGTGCGATTCTTCTTTAAATCTTAAATTTGCATCTGGAGATAGTGAACGCCTTCGCATCACGTCAGCCGGCCGCCTTGGCCTAAACACCACAGCCCCTGGAACAAGCTTCGATGTTGCGTTGGCTGCACCTTCGGCCACGATTGGCAACATCCGCATCTCGCCCAGTTCTCCTGGCCAGGCCCGGTATCACCTCTACAACGGAGGAGCCACGGCTGAGTGGGTGTTTGGCCAAGCCACTAGCACCAGTCACGACTTCACCTTTAGCAAGTCCGTTGGTGGCAGTGAAAGCGAGTACCTGCGCATCGGCACCTCCGGTCAGATCGGCATTGGCGGCGCCAACTACGGCACCAGCGGCCAAGTGCTCACCAGCAACGGCTCTGGTTCGTCGCCATCGTGGACAACTGTTGCCGCACTCACCGCCGGCACCGCCGTAAGCGCAACAGGCACTGCCGTTGATTTCACCGGCATTCCATCATCGGTAAAGCGCATTACCGTGATGATTGACGCCGTGAGCACGGATGCCTCTGCCACACTCGCAGTTCAGCTAGGAGATAGTGGCGGCATTGAAACTTCTGGCTACACCGGAGGTCTTGCATGGACAGGTCCAAGTACAGGCAGCAGCGGATCGGCCAGCACATTCCCACTTGCTATAGGAGCCGCGAGTGATACCGTTTCTGGTCACGCTGTTATTACTAAAGTTTCTGGCAACACATGGGTGCTATCCAGCACAGTAGCCCGTGACAATGATGACCTTGTATTTATCAGCGGTGGATCAAAAGGCGTTTCTGCAACATTGGATCGCATCCGCATCACCACAACAGGCGGCAGTGCATCCTTTGACGGAGGCACTGTGAACATTCTGTATGAGTGATGTTGACTGATTGACAGCAGCTACACTTTCACCATCTAACCCCACCTCATGTCCGAGTCCAAGCAAAAGCTGGTCGAGCTGATCGAGGCTTACGCCACCGCGAAAGCGACCGGCAACGCCCTCCTTATCCAGTCCGCCGGCGCCACGCTGGTCGGTTACCTGGAAAGCGTCGAGATCACCGAAGCTCAGCCGGCTAACGCCGAGCTGACCGAAACCGAAACCGAGCAAACCGATGCCTGACATCACCTACACCTGGCTCATCTCCCAGCTGGACTGCGCCCCACAGGAGAACAACCTAGAGGACGTGGTAAAAACCATCCACTGGCGCTACCAAGCCACTGATGGTACGCACACCGCTGACTGCTACGGCAGCATCGGCGTCGGCGAAGTGGATCCTGATGACTTCACCCCTTACGCCGAACTGACCAAGGACCAAGTGATTGCTTGGCTTGAGACTCAGTTGGATGTTGAGGAGCTTGAGCGGAACCTCGCCGGCCAACTGGCCGCGCTGGCTAACCCGCCGATCATCTCGCCTGATCTGCCGTGGCAGTAAAGGCCAAGACCGGATCCCTCGGCCGCAGCGGCCATACACAGGGACCGCCCAAGACAACCAGCCAAGGCCAGGGCCTCCACAGCAGACCCCGCCGCGTAGGCAAAAAGAAGTCACGCGGGCAGGGTCGTTAGGCTGTGAATTACATGCAGTCCTCCACCCGCCCCCTAGGAGGACTGCTTCCCTAACGCGAAGCCCATGATCGAAGTCATCGCCGCCATTGCGGGAGCCTCCATCTCAGTCGCAGCGATGGGCGCCATGGGCTTTAGCAGGCGCAGCGACGAAGCCCGCGACGCCGTAATAAAACTAACCACAGCAGTAGAGCACATAGCAGCTCAGCTAGAAGTGCTACACACAGACATGAAAGAGGATCGCCGCGAAACCTTCGGCCGCCTCTCAACAGTTGAACAGCGGGTATCTAAGCTAGAAGCACGCCCCGGCCGCTGACCCATGGACCGCCTCTCCGACTATCTGGCTCTGGCCGTCGCCGTTCACGGCGTTGCAGTCGTGGTGGTGAACCTTACGCCAACTCCGCGCGATGATGAAGCCCTCGACGCCTACACCCGTTTGGCCGTAAAGGCCTATCGCGCTGTTGAGATTCTGGCCGGCGTAATTAGTCCTCTCGTCAAGCGCTAAGCAGTAGTGGTGAGCCGAAGCTAATGTCTACACAACGCCTGCGCCTAATTGATCTGTTCCGTTATTACAAGGGCTTACCCCATCAAATCGCCGCCATAAGTGAGTTGGAAGCGGCCATCAACAAACGTGCTCCCCACCTCCTAAGCCGCGATCAGCCGTGGTTCAAGACCTGGAGCGTCCCAGGCAAGCAGACCGACTTAGCTGATGCGATCCAGCTAATCAAGGAATTTGAAGGCTGCCATCTTAGCGCCTATCCCGATCCGCTAAGCGGCGGCGATCCTTGGACGATCGGTTACGGCACAACGCGCTATGGCGCTGGCGACCCCGTAAAACGCGGCGACAAGATCAACGTAATCGAAGCCGACATGCTGCTCCGCCTTGAGGTGGACCGCATCGCCGAACGCCTCCGCTCCACCGTGCCCAGCTGGGCCACGTTAAACGATCCGCAGCGCTGCGCACTTGTAAGTTTCGCCTACAACTTGGGCGCCGACTTTTACGGCAAGCCTGGGTTCGACACCATCAGCGCAGCGCTGCGCGACAAGGACTTTGCTGCCGTACCAGCGGCACTGCTGCTTTACCGCAACCCTGGTACGAATGTCGAAGCCGGCCTACTGCGCCGCCGTAAGGCCGAAGGGGCACTGTGGCAAAAAGGCACCCCACAACTGCAACAGCAGGGCATTTTGTTGCGCGTCCCTTATGAGGCACAGAACGACAACGCCAGCGGCACCGGCTACCGCGAATGCTTCAGCAGCAGCGCTGCCATGGTAAGCCGGTTCTACGGCAAAATTGCCAACGATAATGCCTATAACAAGATCCGCGCCAAGTACGGCGATACCACCGACGCGCAGGCGCAGATCAAGGCGCTGCAGTCCCTAGGGCTCAACGCGCGGCTGCGCACGAACTGCAGCCCTGCCGTGATCGACACTGAGCTGGAGGCGGGGCGCCCAGTGATGGTGGGCTGGCTGCATAAGGGGCCTGTCGGCGCACCCACCGGCGGCGGTCACTGGAGCGTGATTATCGGCGCAACCAGCGGCGCTTACATCCACAACGATCCGAACGGCGAGGCCGACATGGTGAACGGCGGCTACCTCAACCACACCAAAGGTGCCGGAATCGCCTACAGCCGTAAAAACTGGTTGCGTCGCTGGGAGGTTGATGGCCCCGGCACCGGCTGGGCAATGCTTGTAAGCCACGCCCCTTAGGCTAAGTACACACGGAGCCCCGTCTTGTGGACATCACCTCTATTCGCAAGACGCCAGAGCTTCTAGAGCTGCGCATCCCCTACACAACCTTTACCGAAACAGCGACATTCCTGCTACTTAGTGACATCCACTTAGACAACCCGAAGTGCGACCGCAAGCTGCTGGCCAAGCATCTCGATGAATGCCGCGCCCAGAATGGCCACGTCCTTATGTTCGGAGATGTGCTCTGCCTCATGCAGGGCAAAAAGGACCGCCGAGCAAGCAAAGGTGACATCCGCCCAGAACACCTAGGCGGTAATTACTTTGACCTCGTATTTAGTGAGGCCGCGGAGTTCTTCAAGCCGTGGCAAGACATCATCCTTATGGCAGGCGATGGCAACCACGAAACCGCCGTAAGCAACAACCAGGAGATCGACCCCTTAGAAAATGTTGTGCGGTTGATGCGCAACAACGGCAGCAACATTGAGCACATGGGCTATCAGGGCTGGCTTAGGTTCAGCTTTACGCAGGACGGCAACAGCAAAACCAGGCGCTGCATGTTGTTCTTCCATCACGGCGCCTGGGGCGGCATCATTACTAAGGGCACCATGGGCGGTGGACGCTATGCCTCGATCGCTCCAGACGCCGACATCCTCGTAAACGGCCACAACCACGAGCGCAGCGTCGTCGCCCACTCCTGCTATCGCGTCGATCAGAACGGCCGCGCCTGGGTGGAGCAGCGCTGGCACGTCCAGTGCGGCACCTACAAGCAGGAGTTCGGAGGAACCGGCGGATGGGCGGTGGAACGCATCGTCATGCCGAAGTCACTCGGCGGAATCTGGCTTACACTGCGTCCACGCCATCGCGGGGGCGTTGAAATTACCTGCACCCCCACCGTATGAGGCAGTACGTCCTAGAGATCGAGTACACAATCGTCGTCGAAAGCGAAGACGACGACCCCGAAACCGTAAGTGACGATTTCGCCTCCCGTCTCACAGAGTTAGCTCCATCGAACGACCATATCTTAGGTCTTTCGGTCAACGTCCTACCCATCCCGGAGTTGCGTGGATCATCAGATTGATGGCACATCCCTCGTCCCCAAGCGCTCCGCTAAGCAACGGTTTAGGCAGCAAATTTTTGAGGCATGGCAGCATTGCTGCGCCTACTGCGACGCTGCAGCCGATACCTTAGATCACGTCAAACCACGTCATAAAGGTGGCAACACCGTTGTAAGCAACCTTGTACCCGCTTGCCGTACCTGTAACCGCAGCAAGGGCAGCGAGAACTGGCACGACTGGTTTACCGCTCAATCGACCTGGACCGTAGCACGCGCAGCAAGGATTCAGGATTGGTTGGACGATTAAGCGGGCGCCGCTAAACCGCGATGTAGACGAGACAAACTTATTGCCTTAGCATAAGAGCTAAGCCTTCGTGTTCACAGTGTTTCTATGGCTAATGAAGACGCTGCCTTACCCTCAACACAGTGGCTCGTACCCGAACTCGATCTACAAACACAGCTGCGTCAGGAGCTGGACCGCCGCACCGCCGCTAAGCTAAGCCGCGACGAACTTTCAATCCTAGTAGACAAGCTAATCGTTGACTGGTATCACCGCAGTGCGCTCATCGACAACCTCCTAGGGCGCATACGCAGCATGGAGGTTGAACTAGCACTACTAATGGCAGAACCCGGCCCTGCCGCCCCGACCGAAGAGCATTACGAGTGGGCCGCCGACCTCTTACGCGATTTGGGCCGCTAAGCTGCGCCGCTTAGCGCTAAGTTGCACGGCGTCCGCCACGCTACTTATCGAGCCAAAACGCCACACAATCCTTAGCGTGCTTACCGCCGCTGCGCTTGCCCTCGGGGAATCCCAGGCCGCACGATCCCTCGACGAACTGCCAGTGGATGCACTGCTGGCAGCGCGTCTTTCCGTTCGTAGCCACCAGGGCATCGGCGTAGAGCTGCTCGGCCTCCATAAGCGCCGTCTCCAGTTCCGTACCACGCAAAGGCAGCTCCAGCACGCCCTGCTTCGTCTTAAGCCGCAGCATCCACCCCTCAGCCTGGGGGATCAGCACCATCCTGCCCGAGTGGTATCTGAGAGACGGCATGAAGTAGCTGCTCTAATGTTCCATCGTTCACAATATAACGCGCAAAATGGGGCCAATCATCTAGGCTTCCCTCCGAGGCGTGCGTGTGCGTATTAACCATCCCTTTACGCGTAATCTTCCACATTTCACCCCCTAAGCTGCGGATTAGCTCTGCTTCATTTTCAAACCTTACGTCGTCCACAACAACGTACTCGTACCGCTTAATACGTGCTTGCCATACACGCAGCCACACATCAGGCGCTATGCAGGTTCTTCCCCATTCCGTGCCCAAGGTCTGCAGCAGGTGGCGCGTACTCACCCCTAAGTCGGCGAGCACAAGCTCCTTGTCGGCATACAACCGCTGCGCAGCTTGCTCCGGCGTATAGCCAATACTTACAAGCAGCGGAAATACCATTTCCTTCAACGGCTCTGCGAAGGGCACCCGCACATAGACGCTGCGTTCCAGCGCATGACTAACCACCGTCTTGCCGCTACGAGGCGCAGGAGAATAAAGTCCAATAAGCTTAGTCATACAAGCCTCACTGATTTCAAACGCAGACGCATTTTAAGGTGTGCAGCCTCGATGCGCTGCCTGATGCGTTCTCTTGAAACACTGTCCTCAGCTGCGATGCTCGACAATGACATCGGTTCGCCGCCATTAAGCCCGTATCTGCGCTGGATCGTAAGCAGTTCGCCTTCAGTTAGGCAAGCGAGGGCGATCTGGAACATCGCCTGTTTTTCATCCTTCTCCATGCAGTCCTTCTGCCTATCCAGCGAGTCGGTGTCTGGAATAAGCTCCAGGATTGGACTACCCGTCTCACTTACCAGGGCATCGAGGCTGCGATGCCAGGCGTTCCGGGCTAGCAGCGTCTGCATGTGCGCAACCTCAACATCTGCCTCTGCCGCCATCTGCGTAAGCGAAGGCATCTTGCCGTGCTCCTGCAGATGCGCCTTCTGGAAGCGCACCACCTTATACACCTTGTCAAGTCCGTGCTGCGGCACACGGATAAGCCGCTCCTTAGCGTCAATTCCCCGCGTAATTGCCTGCCTTACCCACCAGTAAGCGTAAGTGGAGAACTTATAGCCCTTACTGCTGTCGAATAGTTCGACGGCGCGTGTAAGTCCGAATGCACCTTCCTGTACTAAGTCCATAAGTTCCATGCCGCTGCCATTTAGCCGCCGCGTGTACTGCTTAGCAACACTGACAACCAACCTAAGATTGCAGTTAATCAGCTTGCGCTTAGCGCGTTCAGCCACCTTAAGTGTGCGCTTTTCCTGAGCACTAAGTTCCTGCTTATCGGCTAGGGCAGTACCGCTTTCGATTTGACGCGCCAGTTGAATCTCCTGCTCTGCTGTAAGCAGCGGATACCTAGCGATTTCGTTTAAGTAATCCTTAACAGAGTCGGTCATAAGCTTGATGGGGATTTGCGTAGGTTACCAAACAACGCGGTTAAGCGCTGCAGCTTACTCTTGGCCTGGTTCAAGCAGCTTTACAGTTCGTCGCCTTCCAGCCTTTTCGATCCACCGGAAAGCATCGCTTGGTAGAAGCAGCTCAGGCGCCTGGAGCGTGTACCAGCGGTGCTCACACCCCTGGCAGTGCCTCCTTCTTACGATCTGATCACCATCGGCATAAGCCGTCATAACAACGCTATTGCGCTGGCACGCACATCCTGGGCATCGCATAAGCGCTAAATTACCGTCTTAGTGTTGAATTGGGGGTCTGATTCGTCCAGACCATGGGCCAGCGGATCGAACGAGCCTTCGACATTAGCATCCCCGACAGGCGCTGGAACGTCCCCCTTCCTCTTAGCGTCCATGTCCGCTAAGCTGCTAAGCCATGAGTCCAGCGATTCGCGCATAGGCAGCCCCTTCCCGATGCTTAGGAAGCGGCGCAGCTCCTTTACGTCGCGCACAAACACCGAAGCGCCGCTGGAATAGGCGATAAAATACCGCCCATTGTAATCGCGCCCAGTCTCGATAGACTGGTGCAAACTTAGGCGTAGGGTGTCGCGCTTCACTGCTCCCCCTCCCGCTTAGGCACCGGCAACGCCCAGTGGGGCAGCCAGTATTGGATATGGGCTATACCGCTCCAAGTCCAATCCCTTGGAGATGTAAAAGACCAATCAAACAGAAGCTCAAAAACATCTTCATCCTCAATGTGGTTCCATGTGCCAATCCAGCACCTCCCCTCCGCATCGCAATCCTCCGGCCCCGGCAGGCGCTCGCTCACCGGCACCGGCTCAATGGCGGGGCGGCTCGGCCCCTGCGGCTCGGGCTGGGCCAGGGCGGCGTCAACACGAACAGCAAGCGGTGATTGTTTGATACGTCCACGAGGAATACCAGAGTCGATGGCATCCATCAGCTCTTGGCACAGCGCACGGAAGTCAGTCATTGTTTACCTCCATCACTGGCGCTTGGCTAATCAGAGCCAGCAGAGTGTCACGTTGCCGATGACGAGCAGCAGCACGAGCATCCCAAGCAGCATCAGCAGCAGCATTAGCAGCAGCACGAGCAGCAACATCAGCAGCACGAGCAGCAACATCAGCAGCATCAGCAGCAGCACGAGCAGCAGCATTAGCAACATGAGCAGCAGCCCAAGCAGCATAAGCAACAGCAGCACGAGCAGCAGCATCAGCCCATTCCTGACCACTGGCAAGCAGATCCATACCTGCAATAACAGGATCAATAACTACCTGGATCTCAGCAGTTTGCGCAGGCAGTGCCCGCAGCTCAGCAGCCAAGAACTGCCATCCGACTTTGCTCAAGTCCTTGCCATCACAACCAACTGCATCAGGCAGTGCCGCAAAAAACGCTTTGGCTTCATCTTCAGGCAACGCTTCAAAGATCGACTCAGCAATACGCTGCACCATTACAGGCAAGCCGTAAGTTTGTTCGTTAATCCCTGGATCGTCTGAGTGCGCCAAGCACCCAATAAAGCAACCGCGTTTGCTGCGTTCGTCCCAGTAAAAGCGTTGAGCGATAGAGTCAGCAGCGACGTGAGCTGCTACTTGTTGGCGAAGTTGGTCTGTGTTCTTGGTAAGCATGATGGTGTCAGTCATTGTCGGCCTCCAGCTCGGCGGCGATGGCGAGAAGCTGATCGCGCACTTTGCAACGATTGCGAATGGCGGCAAGTGAAAAGGATCCTTTGTCGATGTCATTAGGCTCCGGCACCACCTGATTGGTAGCAGCCCGCAGGGCGGCGGCGACAGTAGGGGCATCAAGTCGCCAACCCCAGTCCCGGATCTGTTGCTGATCGGTGTACAGCGCAATCACGGCATCTTTCACCGCCTGCGCGGCGGGGGAAAGAAGTTCAGTCATTTTCGGTAGGTAATCAAGTGGTGGATTGCGATCCAAAGAAGAGGATTAGCCAAAAAGCCAATCATGAAAAATTGAATCATACGGAGGTCAATCATCGCACTGTCCCTCCAGCTCGGCAGCGATGGCGAGGAACTTAGCGCGTACTTCTCCTGCTGAAATCATTGGAGTCAAAGTGGAGTTTCATGGTGTTGTGGTTTCCGGCACCACCTGATCAGCAGCAGCACGGAGGGCGCCGGCAATAGACGGTCTATCCATGAGATTTGGCACAGCACGAAATCCATCTAGTACCGCCTGCGCGGCGGGGGAGAGATTAGTCATCGAGTTGCTCCGCCTTGATGCCGTGCCTGAGAATCCACTCTGTTATCTCACCTATCTCGTCAGTAGCAACCAGCCGCTCTACTTGAACTCGAACAAGTTGATCGGGTTCAACAAGCAAGCGAACTCCTGTAACGGCTTTGTGCGAAATGCCCAAAGCATCAAGCAGCCCTCGTATTTCTTGGCTGTGGCCTGAAACGTAAGTCATTCAGGTAGCGCCTCCAGTGCGCGGCGGATTTGAGAGAGATCCACACCTTTACCCTCAAGCCCTAGATCGGCGTTAAGCGTATCGAGCTGAAGCAGCGCCTGCTCCTTCAGGCTCGGCGGCTTGGGGCGGCGCATTGCACGCAAACAATCAGCTTTGTTCTTGCCGTACATCGTGTGGATGTTGGCTAGACACGCCTCCAGCTCTTGGTCGGCGCCCCATTGGGCGGCGCGGGTGGCGATCCCTTCGTACATATCCTCACTCGGAATGTCGCTCTCAAGAATCCAATTCGTTACCAGCTCCGGCGATGGGATAATCGAATCAGTCACAACAGCACCTCAGCGTGAAGCAAAGGGCCAGAGTCATCAACGCCAGCCAGGGATGATTGCCGATCGCCAGACAGACAGTCGCCAGCATTAGCAGCCAGATGAGATACGCCATCACTTAGGTAGCGCCTCCAGTGCGCGGCGCTCCCATGTCCAGGCCACAGCCTGCTTGGCGATGTACTGGTCCGATTCGGCCAGCGTGGCCTCACCGCCCAAGCTCGACCACTCCTCAACCAAGCCGTCCGGCAGTTCAGGAGTTGGGCCGCTCAGCACATGCTCAACCCACGCGACGTGGGTCATGACTGCGTGCGGTCCAGGCGGCAGGCCATAAGATTCCTGCCACCACTTGCGAAAGGCTTGTTCAACTGCAACACGATCCATCAGCCCAGCTCCTCGCTGTAGAACGCGCTAAGGGGGCCGTAGAAGTTAGGCAGATCAGGGAAAGCTGCAAACAACGTAAGCCTGTTGGACGGATCTGCAGCCAAGCCTGCGTCAGCAAGCTTGCGCATAAAGTTGCCTCCGAACCTCTGCGCTGTAAGCAGGGTGTGGATTTGTTGCTCAGCAGTCATGAGGTGCAGTAACGATGTGCTCAGAGTGTGCGTGTAAAGTTAAGCAGGTTAGGTGCAACTTCTTTAATCCATGCTGCACGCGCTTCGATCCAAGTGTTGCCCCAAACGTCCCAGTCGCCGGGAGGAAGATGCTGAGGTTTGGTTAGGATACCAACCCCATCAACCCCATCAGCAGCACCTTTGAGAACTGAATGGATGCAAGTCATTGCCTCAAACCCCGCATAAGAGCGTGGCCATGTACGACGTGTAGACATAAGGCTAAGTAAGCGATGAGCAGGTACGGAGAGTCGTGAAGTAAGGAAGCGCCGCGGCTTAGGGGACGAACCACCTGCGCTGGCCCGTTGACTCGATCCAAGTCTGGTACGCAGCGCGTGCTTTGTCAAGCACTTCCTGTTCGATCTCCCGAAGCTCGGCTTCGCCGAACTCCTCAACGAGCATAGCACGAAATTGTGCCTTGTAAATACGGTCATATTCCGACCGCTGCAGCACCGTCGTACCGCCCTGCCGAAGGCTGTGCGCCTCGGTGGCGAACTTGAGCGCGATCCGCTTCTTGGTGCCGATCTTGTGCAGCCAGTTCTGATCCAGAGGAATGCCGCTGGAACGCTCCTTGGCTTTGGCCTCGGTCACAGCATCACTGAGCGCCGCAACAACGTCACTCAGCTCCTTATGAAACTCCGTAAGTTCCAAGTCGCTCAACTCGCGCAACTTGTCGAACTGGATTTCCGTGGACAGAGCGTTACTAAAAAACGTAAGCATTAACGGTAAGTGGGTGTGGGTAAGGGGAGGCCGCACATCGTAAGTGGTGTGCGGCTAAGCGGCGCAGCTAAGCAGCTCAGACGGCGCAGGCCGCCTCAGCCTTAGCTTCAGCCTTGGCCTTGGGCTTACGGCCGCGCTTGGCGTCGGTCTCGGGCGGTTTCGGACCAGCGATCAGGTAGCAGCCGGTGCCATCCGCCTTCTTGCGCACGGAGAATTTCACCGTGGTCGAGTTGGCGGTCATGGTGCCAGCCACCTGGCTGATGGTGGTGGCGCGGTAGCCGGCCTCGGCGTCGTGCGTGTCATAGGCGACCTCGATGGCCTCACCGACCTGCAGAGCGGCGA